GTCATGTCCTCGAATGCCCGTTCGACCAGCGAAATCAGCTTGTAGTTGTCGATCGAAGCGTCCGGGAACATGATGTAGTCGATCAATTCCTTGACCGGCCGTTCCGCCGTCACCACCGAACCATCGTAGCCTTCCAGAAGGGCATCCTTGACAGACTTCGCCAGGGCTGGGTCCACAGTCAGAAGCACCCGTGAAGTCCACCAAATACGGTCCATCAGGAAGCTATACGCCTGATCCAGATACACTTGCAACGGCAGCGCGGCCTTCAAAGGTGCCCGCGGCCAACAGGAATCTGTGCCGGGCAGAAAGTCCAATACACTGCACGGCCAAGGGCTTTCGGACAGCCGGTCCGCATAGAATGGAATCGGCCAATCGACCCGGCTGCGGAACTCTTCAGCGGTCAGGTTGTCGGTGAAAATGTGCGGAGGCAGATTGGCAGGATACCCCAACCCGGGAATGATAACCAGCCATACGTGCCGTATCTCTTCGGGCAGCGCGGGAGGGGTTTTGGTATCATCCTGGGCGATATTCAACTGCGTGCCGAATCCGATTCGAGAATAGACCTCGTAATACCATACGATGTCGCTCTTGTTGTCTACCGCTCCGGGCTTTCCTTCGTCCGGCACCTCTCTGACCGATTGGAGCGTACTCTTGTACTTGGCGCGAATCTCTTCCGGGTCCAGATTCAACAATTCGGCCAACCGCCAACGGCTTTCGGAACGCTCGCGGATTATGTAACCCGCGTTGCGCATCTGCCGGGCGTCCGGGTCGATGAATAGGTGGTCCACCGAATCATAGAACGTACCCGGCACTTCGCCGTAAGCGCCCTCGGTCAATTCATGCCAGACAACCCCGCGACCCTTCCCCAATGCTTCGGTCGTCGCCTTGACGGTCTCGGTCTCCAGCCCGGTTTCCACTCTCAGGTAATTCAAAAACCATTGGCCCAGCCATGCGCGTACGTGGTCAATCCACTGCATGAATGTTTCCGGCATCGCCATCCCGGACGGCACCGGCTGGCCGCTCAATAAGGACAGAAGTTCCGGCGGCGGTGCCGGGCGACTCGGCGATACCTTGCGGTGCGGTGCCCGATAATGGACATAGGGCAGGTACGTGTCGATGAATTGCGCCGTCTTATTCAATCGGGCTCTGAAATGCGGAGAACCACCGTCAGGGAACGGCTTAAACTTCGCATCGCACCTGATGTAGAGGTCATCGTATGTCTTGCCGACGAACTCCCAAATCCGGTTGGCCGTCTCACCGAATTCATCGTGCTTGTGCTTGCGCGCACGCTCGATGAGCTTTTCCCAGATTTCTGCAACCCTATTGAGCCGGTTACGAATCGTCATGTACTACTCGTTTCTACGGCGTGGGTTTCGATCTTCTTGGGCCGACCGGGACCGCGCTTGGGTGCATCGCCTTTAGTCACATGCTCTTCCAATGCGCATATTCTCTCGATGAGATCGGATACGATCCCATCCAATCGCTCCAGCAGCGGCACGATTTTCTTCAGCCACTCCGTCTGCGGGGCCAGCTTGTATACGGCGCCCTCCTTCAGCAATTCGGGGCGTGACGCCACCCACGGATCATCTACGTGGTAACACGTCTCGTAAAATCGAAAGCCGCCTTCCCTGCGAATCGCCAGGGCGTTCACGGCCCGTTCGCCGACCCATGTGACCCACGCCGGCATCCACGGGCCATTCTTGCTCTTGGCCACCATGATGACATCACTGGGGTTTAATTCCGGCTTCTGATACTCAGCAGTCACGTTACTCTCCTTTCGGGCTGGTGCTTATCCAAGCACGACGCCGGACGTATTCCGACGCCGCTGCTCGGCCTGAATTGCCAACAAGTGGTCTGTCCATGCTTTGCTGTGCGTCGTTCGCCGGGGCGGCTCGACGTATCCCGGTCGGAACGCAGCCAAATACTCTGCACATTGTACGAGTTCATCACATCCGGGGAACTTCACTCGTTTCGTGCCGGTCTTGTGATCGTATTGCGCACGGCGAATCTGCCGTTCTAATTCGGGCATCTTGCCGCGATGTATTTGCAGTATGGCCGTCCCTGCAAACGGGCCGATTTCCCGGACCGTCATCCACGACAGCAGTGCTTCCTCCCTACCCAGAATGTCGTCGCTGCCGGGAAAAAAGCCCGCCATGGGACCTTGCCGCCTGGGTAGGAAGTCCACGAGTTTCAGGGCTTCCCAATAATGCTGCGCCGTTGTTCGATCGTCTTTCGCGCCCACAGCGACTTGCCGGCCCATTCGCTGGTCCATCACGATGGCTTCCAATTGGTGTCCGCCATGCCGCTCTTTCAGCGCCCGAGCCCAGATCATGGCGTTCACCCCGCCCTCCAGCATGTAAGCATCGTACACTTCGACGTACTTTTCGTCCGGGTCCACGGCGGCCAAGAGCGTGCCGGCCCATTGTCGTCCCGGGTCAACCGCCGCATATCGACTGTAGTTCTCCGGAATGGCCCTCGGTTCGCAACCGTGAAGTCCCTGGGGATCGAATAGCCGGTCATAGACCCTTCGCCCGACGGCCCCGTACTCGCCGTGGAATTTGACCCGCCGAGCATCTTCATTCGGCAGATCGTCGTAAAACGCCTGCTTCTCGTCGGCGTCGATATACGGGTTGTCCATAATCAAGAACGTGAATCGCTGTACGCGAGGGTCGCCGGCCAACGCCCGGTCTCGCAATTCGATCAGGTACGGATTGGCGTGTTCCGGACATGCGGAACAGACGCCCTTCCCGTGTACGTCCACGAATCCGCGCGCCATCTCGCTCTGAAACAATTCGTTCCCGATATGCTCGTCGATCCACCCGTAATGGTATACGTCCCCTTGTGGCGGATTGGCCGAGCCACCAGCCGACCGCCACAATGAGCGCCAACCGGTCGTGCGGAATCGGATCAACCGCGGCTCGCGCTTGCCGAAGTCCTCGTATTTGACCTCGACCAGGTGCGGTGGAATCAGCGGTGGAGCATCCCGCCACTTCTCCTTGTAGGCCAGATCGTACGGGTCCAATTCCACTGGATTGTCCGGATTCGGCCGGACGGCACGCCACTTGCCCGAATGTTCGTCCTGAATGATCTTGAATGCGCCCGGTTCACTCAATTTGCGCCACATCGTCTGCGATAGATGATCGGCACTCAAACCCACCACCAGACTATTGCCGTTATATCGCGGGAACTTGTCGTAAGGATCACACCCCAAATGGGCCCGGGCGTACTCCACTGCGGCACTAAGCGTTTTGCCGCTCCTGTTCGACCCGTCTGCCAACCGCCATCGGGCTGAACACGCATGAAACGCCGCTCCCACCGGCAGCGGCCTGAACAAGACCAGTGCTTCCATCCGCTTCTTCACCAGCTTGGCCAGCACCCGGCGCAAGCGCTCGGTCTGCGGAGACGGCACCGTGCCGCCGTTCCGGGAATGAGGGCGCACCGATTCGCCTCGCAATTCCCGCTCCAGCGCTTCTCGATCGAAATCAATCATCGGCTTGTAGCAGTGCCTTGGCTTCCGCTTCCAGCGCTTCGATGTCGTCCGGCAAATCGTCATCTTCGGGCTCAGAAGTGACGTTGATGATCTTTAGAATCTCGATCATCAACCGCACCCGATTCTGCTCGTTCTTCGCGGTCCTTTGCAGCCGGGTGACTTCCTTCCCCAATTCCTCCAGCCCGTCGTATTCTTCGATAATCGAAGCTACCAGCGGCCGAATGTCGATGCGGCGCTCGAGCCCTTTGCGCAGCTCCCGTATTGTGTCGATCTCGTCAGCCATCGCAATCCCGCTATCGGTAGTGCTGCAATTCGTCGCAGACGACAACCAACCGCTCTCTGGCCTTGTATTCGCCCCGTGTTTTCCATGTATATCGCCGCAGCGGTCCATTGATCCGAACACGAGTACCTTTTTTCAGTCCGGCCAATCGTTCCGCTATATCGCCGCTGGCTTGCACGGGAATCTCCTGCCCGGCCGCTTTCACAACTGCCTCGACCCGCTGGCCATTCTTACCAGGGGCCAGCAGACAGGGCATTTCCGTCAATACCCCCAGAAGTATCACTCGGCAGGACGTATCATCGCCTCGGCCGTGCTCAGCCATCGCTTCCCCTCGCATAAGGGACAGTCCACCTCGCGTTCACCACAATCACACACCTTGTACGGCATGGCCCGCTGAATCTCTACGTCAATCTCCTCCATGAGCCGCAACACCTTGGCTAGATTTAGCTGTCTCGCCCCTTCGCGCTGCTTGGCAATCTCTATCAGCGTTTGCCTCTTTACGCGCAGGCTGTACAGCCATTGTTCCAGCCGCTGACGATCGTAAAACACATCTTGAAGCATCGCGGGAATACGACGCCCTACTTGATCGGTTCGCCGACGTTTCATGCTTACCCGTGTCCGCTGATCTTGATGGTTCTCGCTGCGCTCTGGGCGTCGCTGGCCACGATCTTCACCGAATGCAGCCCGAATACAGCACTCGGAAATTCGTGCCA